CCCTCGACCGTGACGGGTTGCTCTGGCACCTCCGGTACTTCGATCCGGTGGTCATGACCGAAGGACTGACCGACGAGGACGAAGTACCGGAGGTGCCAGAGCAACCCGTCACGGTCGAGGGCGATGTGTGGCTGCTTGGTCGTCATCGGCTGATGTGCGGGGATAGTACGTCAATTGATGCAGTGGAGCGGTTGATGGCGGGGCGGAAGGCGGCTCTACTTCATGCCGACCCGCCCTATGGGATGGGTAAAGAATCAGATGGGGTTGCTAACGATAATCTATACAGAGACAAGTTAGACGCATTTCAAATGGAGTGGTGGGCGACGTTTCGCACGTTCCTCGACGACAACGCCAGCGCCTACATCTGGGGCAACGCGCCGGAGCTGTGGCGGCTTTGGTATCGCGGCGGCTTGGCTGATTCTGAACGGTTGACGCTGCGGAACGAGATAGTCTGGAACAAAAACAACGGGCAAGGAATGGGGTCAGATGAATTGCGCTCATTCCCTAATGCTTCTGAGCGTTGTCTTTTCTTCATGCTCGGTGAACAGGGCTTCAACAACAACGCGGACAACTACTGGGAGGGGTTTGAGCCAATCCGATTATATCTTGATGAGCAGAGGAAAAAGATGGGCTGGAGCAATAAAGATGTTGCTGGTTTTTTTGGGTTTCACCCACGAATGGCAGATCATTGGTTTTCTAAATCGCAATGGTCTTTCCCTAAGCAAGAGCAATACGAAAAATTGCAAGCCGAAGCACAAAACGGCGCCGCCTTCAAGCGCGACTACGATGACCTCAAGCGGGAGTTCTACGCTACCCGCGCTTACTTTGACAACACTCACGACAACATGACCGACGTTTGGGAGTTCCCGCGAGTCACTGGCGAAGATCGATACGGTCACGCCACACCCAAGCCAGTCGTCATGATGGAACGGGTTATGAAGTCGAGCCTTCCTCAAAACGGCCTATGCGTTGAGCCTTTTGGGGGATCTGGATCTACACTAATGGGCGCAGAGAAAACAGGGCGAGTGTGTTACACAATGGAGCTTCAGCCAAAATACTGCGACGTCATAATTAAACGCTGGCAAAACTTCACCGGCCAGCAAGCAACCCACGAGCAAACCGGCAAGACTTTTGCGGAGGTGTCCAATGGGACGCAAAGCTAAGACGTTGACCGAAGATCAGAAGGAGCAAGTCGAAAAGCTGGCGGCATATCTGACCCAGGATCAGATGGCGGACTATTTTGGCATGACACGCCCGACGCTGGCGGCAATCATGGAGCGGGATGAAGAGGTACTTTTACGCTATAAAAGGGGCAAATCAAGGGCGATCGGCGCAATTGCCAACAGTTTGATACAAAAAGCGCGAGATGGCGATACCGCCTGCATGATGTTCTACCTCAAGACACAAGCCGGATGGCGTGAGACTGAGAGGAAAGAGATTGTCGGCCCAGAAGGTGGCCCGCTCCTGATCCAGAAGGTTGAGCGCGTGGTGATCGATGGCAAGTAAGGCGAACACTCTGCGCATCCCGACGCCACGGTGGGCGGTGCCCCTGCTTGATCCGTATCGCTACAAAGGGGCGTACGGCGGCAGGGGAACGGGCAAAAGTCACGAGTTTGCCCAGATGGTGATCGAGGCTCACGTCATGGATCCGAACCGCTCCACGGTCTGCGTGCGGGAGTTTCAGAAGTCGCTCAAGCAATCCGTCAAGCGCTTGCTCGAACAGAAGATCGAAGCACTTGGCGTTGGTGGTCTGTTCGAGGTGCAGGACAAGGTAATCAAGAACCGCCAAGGTTCAGGCATGATCATCTTCGAGGGTTTACAGAACCACACCGCCGACTCGATTAAGTCGCTGGAGGGCTACGACTGCGCCTGGGTCGAAGAAGCGCAAAGCCTCAGCCAGAAGTCGCTAGATATGCTCCGACCGACAATCCGCAAGCCAGGCAGCGAGCTTTGGTTCACCTGGAACCCGCGCAATGCGACCGACCCGGTAGACGTGCTCCTTCGTGGCGAGAATCCGCCACCGGATGCCAAGGTGATAAAAGTTAACTTCGAGGATAATCCCTGGTTCCCTGATGTACTGCGCGAGGAAATGGAATACGACCGCGCCAGAGATCCGGACAAGTTTCAGCATATCTGGCGTGGCGAATACCTGCGAAACTCGGAAGCCAGGGTATTCAAGAACTGGCGGGTAGAAGACTTCGACACGCCCAAGCAAGCCATGTTCCGGTTTGGCGCTGATTGGGGATTCGCCACAGACCCTACTGTCCTGATCCGCTGTTACGTCGAAGGCAGAACGCTTTACATCGACCATGAAGCCTACCGGGTGAACTGCGAGATCATCGACACGCCCGACCTGTTTATGAGCGTCCCAGAGTCGGAGCGCTGGACAATCGTGGCGGATTCCGCACGACCGGAGACGATCAGCTACATGCGCAAGCATGGATTCCCCAAGATCGTCTCAGCCGTCAAAGGCCCGAAATCGGTAGAGGAAGGCGTGGAGTGGCTGAAGTCTTACGATATCGTGGTGCATCCGCGCTGCACGCACACGATCGATGAGCTTGCGTTATACTCGTATAAGGTTGACCAGTTAACAGGTCTTGTGTTACCCGTCCTGGATGACAAAGACAACCACGTCATTGACGCGTTACGCTACGCGCTTGAAGGCGTGAGACGGGCAGGCGCAACCAAGACAACGACAAACTTCGCGCCGATGGCGACAGCAAACAGGTGGTGAAATGGCAAGGCTGAGCAAAGAACAGCGACACGCGAACATTCATGCCGAGGCGATGGCGCAGTTCGATGATATCCAGTCTGCCCTTCGCGACGAGCGCTTACAGTGTCTCCAAGACCGGCGCTTTTATTCGATCTGCGGCGCGCAGTGGGAAGGCCCGCTCGGAGAGCAGTTCGAGAATCGCCCCAAGTTTGAAGTCAACAAGATCCACCTCGCCGTCATTCGCATCATCAACGAATACCGCAACAACAGAATCAGCGTTGATTTTGTCAGCAAAGAGGGCGACGAGTACGACGACCTGGCCGACACTTGCGATAGCCTGTTCCGCGCAGACGAGCAGGACTCGTGTGCCGAGGAAGCCTATGACAATGCGTTCGAGGAAGCAGTGGGCGGTGGCTATGGCGCGTTTCGTCTGCGCACTGAGTACGAAGACGAAGAAGACGACGAGGACGAGCGGCAGCGTATTCGCATTGAGCCGATCTATGATGCCGACAGTTCCGTGTTCTTTGATCTGAACGCCAAGCGACAGGACAAGGCCGACGCGAATCATTGCTTCGTTCTGACTGCCGTTACGCGCAAAGCGTACCAGGACGAGTGGGGCGACGACCCGGCTAGCTGGCCCAAAGAAATTCATCAGTTCGAGTTCGACTGGCTGACGCCTGATGTGGTCTACGTCGCGGAGTATTATCGCGTCGAGGAAAAGCGCGAGACGGTGCGAATCTTCCAGGCGCTTGACGGCAGCGAGGAACGCTACCGCCAGGCAGACTTCGAGAACGACCCGAACCTTGAGGACACACTGGCGGCGATTGGCTCCATCGAGGTCAGGCAAAAGCCGATCAAGGTCCGCAAGGTCCGCAAGTACATTATGTCAGGTGCGAAGATACTGGAAGACTCCGGCTACATTGCCGGGTCTTGCATTCCGATCGTGCCGGTTTACGGCAAGCGCTGGTTCATTGATAACGTTGAGCGCTGCATGGGTCACGTCAGACTTGCGAAGGACGCGCAGCGCCTCAAGAACATGCAGCTATCCAAACTGGGCGAGATCAGCGCGCTATCGAGCGTTGAGAAACCAATCTTTACGCCTGATCAGGTTGCCGGTCATCAGGTGATGTGGGCAGAGGACAACCTGAAGAACTACCCCTACGTGCTGGTGAACAAGATCACCGGCCCAGACGGTAACGAGGTCGCATCCGGTCCGCTCGGCTACACCAAGCCGCCGATCATCCCTCCGGCCTTGGGCGCCTTGCTGCAACTGACCGAACAGGACATGAACGATATCCTGGGGAACCCCGCTGGCGCCGACAAGATGGTCAGCAACATCAGCGGCAAGGCCGTTGAGATGATCCAGCAGCGCGTTGACATGCAGGCCTATATCTACATGAGCAACTTCGCCAAGTCTGTCAGGCGTGCGGGTGAGATCTGGCTGAGCATGGCACGTGACGTGTACGTCGAGCCGAAGCGCAAAATGAAGGGGATCACCGACGCTGGAGAGATGCGGACCGTTGAACTGATGGTTCCGAAGATGAGCGAAGAAGGCGAGATCGAGCACGAAAACGATCTGAGCGAAGCGAAGTTTGACGTGGCGGTTGAAGTCGGACCGACCAGCACCAGCCGCCGCGACTCCATGACGCGATCTATCATGAACGTGATGGCGCTGACGCAAGACGCCGACACGCTTAATGTGCTCACGTCCATGCTGATGCTGAACATGGAAGGCGAAGGCTTGAGCGACGTGCGCGAGTTCTTCCGCAAGCGCCTGGTGATGATGGGCGTGATGGAGCCGACCGAGGAAGAAGCCGAGCAGATGGCCGCAGCGGCGCAAAACCAGCAGCCCGACCCGCAAGCCGTCTACCTGCAAGCCGCAGCCGAAGAAGCGATGGCGAAGGCGCAGAAGGCGCAAGCCGACACGGTTTATACGTCAGCCAAGGCGCAGGAGACGCAAGCCAAGACCGTTGAGACGCTGGCACGCCTGGACATGGATAAGCAGCGTCAGGCGGTGGAGACGGCGAAGGATATCAATGAGATTGTTAGGGGTGGTTAAAACCACAACATAACGACAGAAACATGCTACATTTTAAACAGGTATCCGCCAGCCTGACCATTGGCGAGTTGAAGCGAGGCAGTGATGACAGACGAAACCGTGTCGGCTTGCGCCTTCT